TATTTGATAAGAGAAAGAATATAATCCATAAGGGATTGACTCATTATATTGAATCATATGCCGAAGAAAATGGTTACTCTTTCTTAAAGAATTTCAGTAACATAGCATATGATTCGGCAGAAGTGGATAAATTTCTTTCTTCAATTAAATGGTACTCTGGGTCGGAAACAATTGAACCAAGAGATTATCAGATAGAAGCTATCCGTAAAGGAATAACTTCTAAGAGATACATTGCCTTATCTCCAACAGGATGTCTTCATCCTGATACTGAAATAGAAATTGAATTAACTGAAGAAGAATTTAATTTTCGGAATATCAAAATGAAAACGACAGTAACTTTTGAAGAATTGTATAAGTTAGTCAAATCTGGTGTTAAACCAAAGGTTTTTACACAAACAGGTTGGGAAACAGTTACTGATGTTTATAAGAAAAATTCTCCTGGTAAAACAATAGTATTTAATGATGGAACACAATTAACCGGGTCAAATAATCATTTAATTTTAGATGATAACCAGGAATGGAAAACATTAGATTCTTTTAATGTTGGTGATAAAATTTCTTCCAAAGAAGTTGTGAATTTAGTTAATATCGAATCAACCGATTGGATAGATTTTACTGTTGATGCAGAACACCAATCATATATTCTGAACGGTTTAACACACCACAATTCTGGTAAATCTCTTATCATAGCATCACTTATTAGATTCTATTATGATAAGATTCCAGGAAAGATTCTATTAATTTGTCCTACTACTTCTCTAGTAGAACAGATGTATTCTGATATCAAAGATTATTTTCCAGATTGGGAATCGGATAAAAAGATAACAAAAATATATTCTGGAACTGAGAGATTTGATCGTAGGATTGTTATAAGTACCTGGCAGAGCCTCTATGACAATCCACAATCTTACTTCGAAGATTTCGAAGTTGTTATGGGTGACTCACCTATATTCCGCTAAAGAAATATCAAAGTTATTTGAGAAGTGTGTAAACGCATCACATAGATATGGATTCACCGGAACTCTATCAGGAGAGAAGTTACATCAACTTCAATTAGAAGGTCTATTTGGAAAAGCTTTTCAAATTACAACAACATCGAAGTTAATTTCAAAGAAACAATTAGCCCCATTCAATATAAATGCTCTTCTACTTGGATATTCACAAGATACAAGAAAAGCTTCAAAAGGATTTGACTGGGAGGGTGAAGTTCAATTTATTATATCTCATGAAAAAAGAAACAAATTTATTGCTAAATTAGCAACTTCTTTGAAAGGAAATACTTTAATTCTTTTCTCTAGAGTAGAATCGCACGGTAAACCTTTATATGAATTGATTTCTTCTATGACTGATAGGCCAGTTCATTTTGTATATGGTGGAACTCAAACATCTATACGTGAAGAAGTCAGAAAATCTATAGATGGTGTAGATAATGGAATTATTGTAGCTTCTTCTCAGATCTTCTCAACAGGTATTAACATTCCTTCTTTGAAGAATATAATATTCACTCATCCATCAAAATCAAGAGTTAGAACTCTCCAATCTATCGGAAGAGTTCTTAGATTATCAAAGAATAAAGAAGGTCCTTCAGTTCTTTATGATATTGTAGATGATATGTGTATAAACAACCATAAAAATTTTGCATATAAACATTTCTCTGAAAGAGTTAAAGTTTACGCATCTGAAGATTTCGATTACCAGATAATAGATATACGATTGGAGTAAATTATGGAAGATCAAATTATTAAAATTCCTTCTATGTCATACGAACGTAGAATTCCCGCAACCATTGATGAAGCAATGGAAGAGATCGATAGAAGGATCATGATTACAGGTCAAACAAATTTCGGTAAAGTTAATGCAAGATTAATATTCCGTGAGTTACTAGAAGACTTTGTAAAGGGATTAGAGAATAGATCAACTATTCATATTCTATAACTTAAAACCACTACATACTTAGTATAGCGTAGAAAGTCAAGTTAGTCAATATCTGAGTTATAAAAAAAGATATTGCTTTCTTTGTATGTATTTTATATAATGGTAATATGATATTAAACCAAACAATGACTAACGAACTACCAAATATAGAAGACATAATCATTAAGCCAGAAGATATTCTTAGAGAAGTAACAGAGATAGTTCAACAATATAAGATGAATTATCTTGAAGCAACAGCTTATTTTTGCGAGAAAAATAATTATGATACAACATCCATATCTAAGATTATCCCTCAATCACTCAGAGCTCTTATCGAACAATCTGCTAAAGACTTGAAATTATTAAAAAAGAAATATAACAATTCAAACACATTACCACTATGAGTGATATGTTTTCTGGGTATGATGCATATATAACTTATCTTGCATTTAAGCTACACTTCTCTAGTACAACTTATAATTTTTTTACATATAACGGGAAAACAAAATCCAATCCAAAATCCTATGAAAATAGGAAGGATAGATATCATTTCGAAAAGATAGCAGCTAGAATTTCTAAAGAATCCTTTATTGAAAGAATGTTAGTAGAATATCTAGAGAACCAAAACTTTTGGATTAAAGATGTTTTAACTGCAGATAATAAAGCAAGGCACCTAGTTTGGAGAGGATATGTAGAAGCATTCCCATATGCTTTCAAATCTGATCTTGGAAAGATTAAAGAATATTGTCTTCTGAATGAAATTGAATATAATGAACTCTTTAAAACGAAAGGAGTAACACATCCTCTTATTTTTAAGATGTACCTAAGAAAAGATATTCGTTTAGAAACATTTATTTGTGTAGATAATCTTATTAAGATTTCAGATAAGATGAATTCTCCCGAAAGACCACGTGATCCAATTTGGTCGGATTCATTTCTTCTGATGCAATGTTATGTGCCATTCATACAAAAGTTTTTGCCAGAAAGAGAAATCTTAAAAAAAATATTCTTAGAAGTTTTTAGTTGATAGTTGAACTGATATAAGTTATGATATTGATATGAGGTTCATATGACATGAAAGATGATTTGATACGGTTTGATGATGAAGATGATTTGACCGATTCGGAAGAATCGGATAATATATTTGAGATCGATGGACTTGATGAAGAAACTATTTCTTCATTAATTGATGAAGTGTATGAATCACTAGATACCTTAGAAAATATTATTTTGAGTATGTATTATTCTTACAATAAGATGGAAACAGAATATACAGAACGCCTAAATAACTTAGAAGTTGAGAATGAGAAGTATCGTGAAGAGATTAAAAAACTTTATCAACAATTAGCAAGTAAAAGCAAGAAAAAGAAAGAGGATAACTAAATGAATTTCGCAGATCTAAAGAAGAAGTCAAAGTCTAATCTAGACAATTTAGTAGCAGAATTAGAAAAGATGTCATCTGGCGGTAACAAGTACCAAGATGATCGTTTTTGGTCGGTTCCTATGGACGAGAAGACTGGAAACGGCACAGCTCTAATTCGTTTCCTTCCAGCAGGAAAGAACGATAAGTTACCTTGGGTAACAGTTTATTCGCATTCGTTCCAGGGACCTGGTGGTTGGTATATTGAGAATTCACTAACTACAATTGGACAACAGGATCCAATTGGAGAAAAAAATACTGAACTTTGGGCAACTGGTATTGAAGCCAATAAGGAAATCGTTCGTAAGCGCAAGCGCAAGCAGCAATATATCTCTAACATCTATGTGATTTCTGATCCTAAGAATCCACAGAATGAAGGAAAGGTAATGTTGTTTAAGTATGGTAAGAAGATCTTTGAGAAGATTCAAGAAGCCATGAAGCCAGTATTTGAAGGCGAGAAGGCAGTTGATCCATTTGATTTTTGGCAGGGCTCTAACTTCCGTCTGAAGATCAAGAAAGTTGATGGATATCCAAACTACGAAAATTCATCGTTCGAGGCTCAGGCTCCTTTTCTTGATGGTGACGATGAGAATCTAGAGAAGGTTTGGAATTCTCTATACACTCTTAATGAGTTTACTGATCCTAAGAACTTCAAGACTTATGAAGAATTGAAGGCACGTCTTGATAAGGTTCTTGGTTCCAAGCCAGCAACTCCTAAGAGACAAGAAGATGTATTGCCGACTAAGTCAAGTCCAAAAATGGAAACAAAGAAGTCTGAAGAAGACGATCTTCCTTGGAAGGCTGCAGAAACTGATGAAGAAGATGATTCTTTAGATTTCTTCCGTAAGTTAGCAGAAGAGTAAAAATCAAATAAAAAAAACTATATTCTCTTTAGAATCAGTCGCTTGCAGTTAAGTCATTGATTCTAAAGGGAATTTTCTTTTTGACATTCCGAATCCGAGTACGCTATAATGGTTGTATGATGAATGAAGGAAATGCCACCGACGTTGATGTAATGCTGAATATGGCTGATGGGAATTCTGTTTTGAATCCTGATGTGAAGCGTGAAGGACTTGTTTGGAAGTCTATCTTTGATCCAAACATCTCGTTCAAGACAATCTCTAACGAATATCTCTTAAAGGAAAAGTAAATGAATAGCAACATCGATCGGTTTATGGTTATTGGTAATGCTATTGTAGAACGAATGACTGGTGAAGTTCTCTATGATTCTGTAGCATCGAATCTTGAGATCCAGCGACATTGTGATATCTTGAATGGTCGATTCTATCCAGAATGGATTAATGAGGAGCATCTGATGTGGGCTCCAGTTCAGAAAAAAAGATTTGTCATCGATTGATATTTTGAACACAATACGGTATACTATT